GTGATTCTAGATTAGTAGGCGAATAACACATGAAAATACTTAATCCATATAGATTTTTCAAAGGAGCATTTGGTTCTGGAACTGACGCTCCTACTCCAAAACTAATACCGCCCCGCGAACAAAACGGTCTTTTAAAATCAATATCTATATTTGAGTGTGTCGATTTGCTTTGCGAAGGCCCAATCTATGGACTAGTTGATCAATTTGGCAAAAAAATATATGGTTTAGACATGTTAAAAGGAATTTACCTGAACGACACTCCTGTTATGAATTACAAGGGAGAGTATAACTACAGAAACGTAACGATGGAAATTAATCTTGGAACAGAAAACCAAAAAGCTTTAAATAATTTCAAAAAAGTATATATAGCTCGTCCAGCTAATTTTAAATTATTGGGACCAATAAATAATACAGGTAATAGTGCGGAAGAAAATGCGTTAAATCTTAGAGGTGATAGAGATTTCGTTAAATGGGCAAAAAGCAGCGACGGCTGGCCTAGTGAAAACCAAGATCCTTTTGTGTATATCCATAAAATCAAAAACAAAGATGTTAAAAAATTAAAAATTAGCTTATTAATAGAGCAGCTATTTGATACAGTTAGCGAAGGAAACGATTCAAAAGGAGGTTTGGGAACAAACAAAGCTACAAATTTAGAGATAAATATTAAATATGGATTAGATGGCGGACTTATTCTTGGCAATAGAAACATATTGATTAATGGTTATGTCAATTCTCCGTATGGATTAATGATTGGAGATGGCTCTAGCATGGGAGTTGGAGGAACTATTAATGCAAATATCGGTGTTGGAATTATGTCTGGAAACGATGGAAATGGACCATCAGGCGGCGCGCTGTCTAACTCCAGTACAAGAGACTATTGGAACAGCTATGTTTATAACCAATGGGAGATTCAGGTAGGAGAACCATAATATGTCTATTCAAAAAACACAAGCAGAAGTTATAGCATTAGGAATTAGCCCAAGAAATTATTCGGCTGTATTATCTACTATATACGACTTAAATGATAAAGCGGTAAGCAACTATGTTCCAACGGCTCCAAGCACTATTCTATACACAAACTCTGTAGTTGGAGATGGAGCTTCTCATAAAACATTTAACGCATTAGCTTCAAGCTCTTTTGTTAAAGGAAGTTCTATAACTATTTCAGGAAGAGCTAGTTATTTTATATACAGTGGATATACAACTATTTCTCAGAAAGCCGCTGTTAAAGTAATCGCGGAGATTGATTTCAAACGCGCTTCGTCCACTTATCAAACTTATATTTGGGAAGCGTTAGCGAGTGAAATTATTACCGAAGGCAATGACGTAGGAACATTTTCTTTTCAAATACCGTCTGAGATTACCAGTAAGTTAGCAGTAGCGGATGATCATTATTTAGCTGTTTGGGCTACATCACCAAATAGTCCGTTTGTAAAATTAACGGCAAGTGGAATAGCGGATAATGCAAGAAAATTTGCAATAACAGCATCTTAAAAATATAATAATTTATGTCAGAAAATCCAGACAACCAACAACCGACTGAGACAAGTCCAATTACGCAGAATGAAATGCTATCTGCTGACATTGTGCTGCCTCCATCTGTAAATGGAAGAGATCGTTTTATTTTGATAGAAAAGAAATCGCCAGAGACTATCAATCCTTTGGTCAAAAGAGAAGTTAGCGTAGAAGCTATTGTCGAAATTATAGATAGAAACTTTTCTTATCCAATGGCGGCTCACGTTGGATTAAAATTTGATTCCAGAACGTTTTCTAACATTCCTTCAAAAAAGTTTGATGTTAAGATGAAGAAAGTTAAGGTTCCTTCTAATTATTATCCGACAGGAGGTAACGGTTTAGATAGAAGATATGTTTATCCAAACCCTGATTACGACGCAGATCCAAATACACTAGACGTTATATTCATGGTTGATCAAAACATGAATTTTGCGACAAGAGCTTTGTTAAAAAGAAATTTAAAAGATACGATTTCTAAATTAATTTCTGGATATAAATACATAAGAGCCTCTATCTGGCAAACGTCAAACGGAACTAACACGACAATCAACGAAAAGACAGGAGACATAATTAATAATTTTACCTTTTTTTCGGATAATGGCGACTTTTTTGAGGTAGAAACTCCTGATTCTGATGGAGCGAACAATACAAATCTTTACAAAAAATTATTCGACGCTTTAAGCTCAACTCAGATCTCTACAAATCCAGACGAAACTATTATTGCCAATTACTTTTTAAGAAAAACTCAATTCAGCATTACAGATACAGTAGGAAAATCAAGTGAAGGATCAACTTTAAAGCGAGTTTGGGAAAATACTGTTAGAAAGGTTATTTATTTTTCTGGATCAACTCCAGAAACAATGACTCAAAATACTTATGATACGCTATTATCTCATGCAAGAGAAAACTGCGTCAACATTTATTACTTTCATAATGATTCAGATTTTTCTGGCACAAGAACATTAAGAGAGCTTGCAGAAGATACAGGTGGCGGCAAATTCTGTATGCTACACGATTCAGACGTTAAACTAACTCAGTTCTGCAATAATAATTTTTACGACAGCAACAAGATATACTATGGAGACTGGGACGGAACATTTAAGATCGCTTGGACAGATAATCCTGCTTGGGTATTGTACGATATTATTACTGATCCTAACTATGGATTAGGCAATTATATTGATTCTAAAGCCGTAGATAAGTGGACTCTCTATGATATTGGCCGTTATTGTGACTGCGTAGATGATGATGGAAGATTTAGAGGCGTTCCAGATGGCAAAGGCGGATTAGAGCCAAGATACACTTGCAACATTATATTCTACAATAAAGACGAAGCTTACAACGTATTAAAAGATATTTCTGCTGTATTTAAAGGCATTTTATATTGGACGACAGAAGGCTTTTCGTTCTTTGCTGATATGCCAAAACAAGCTGTTATGCAGTTTGCGAATTCATCAGTAAAAGATGGAGTCTTTAATTACGAAGACACCGCAAAAAACTTACGCTATACTTGTGTTGAAGTTACTTATAACGATAGGTATGATTTTTATAAACCAAAAATAGAATACGTTGAAGATTCAGAAGGCATAGTAAAATATGGTTTAAATCCATTCAAAGTTAATGCGGCTGGATGCACTTCTCGTTCAGAAGCAAAACGTATTGGGCGATATGTAATGTCAACGTCGATGAACGAATCAGAGGTTGTAACGTTTACTGCTGGTATAGAAGGTTCTTATTTACAAATTGGAGACTTGTTTATTGTTAGCGACGAAATCAAAAATGTCGCAAGAACGTTTGGAAGAATTCTTGACGTAGATTCAGCCAACAAAACAATCAAAATTGATGGAGAGTTTCAGCAAGGATTGTCTTCTGGTATATTTGTTCACATTCCTTCTGGAAATTATAAAGTATCTGATTTAAATGCGCTCAATGATGCCAGCGGAAATTTTACTGGAACTTTAGAAAACATCAGAGCTAGACGCCAAAGCCAATTAAAACAATTAAATATCAAGCAAGTTCAAGACGACGCATACGGATGCACTTTAACTGTTACTGGTAATTTCTTAATGGACTCTGTAATCACAGATGTTCATTTAGAAGAAAGAAGAATTTCTGGCGCTTTCTCAACTGGAGAAAGCATTTTAACAGGAATCGTTTACAGATTTCCAGAAAATACAATAGCTGATGGAAATCCAACTTGGGATACTTTATCTTATCAACAAGTAACTGGAGTATTTAATGAAGTTGGGCTTGATGTTGATCTAATTGGAGAAGCTGGAACAGGTCAACTAATAGCTCCTGTAGCCAGCAACTGGTTGGGTAAAATAGATTATAAAGTTGATGGATCTAATTCGTTTTTTTATACAAATGGCTCTGCTCAAGTACAGGTCAACACTAATGTAGTCGCTATTGCAGAAATATCAGCGGCAAATGGATCAAGTGTAAATTCTGGATCGGTATCTAACTTAGACGATGTATGGGGTTCATCCGTATATACTTCCGCTAGTACGGGAAATATTATCGCTATATTTACAAGAGGACCAGTTATTAGTAACTCCTACGTACCAAGCAACAATAACTGGAATAATCTTGCGGCAACAGAGGTATTTAAAATTGGTAAAAATATATCCGCAACTTCAACTTCTTTCGGATATGCGGCTGCATTTATTAAAGGTGGGTACAGAATCATTGAAAGAGCTTCTAAGAATACAAGCGACCAAGGAAGTTTAACTTTCTATTACAGAGATTTGTTGGCTTTAAGCAAGCTGCGCCCATACTACACGATCTCTCAAGCAGATATTGGAAACAATCAAGCTACAAAACTTAAAGATTGGACATTCGATTTCGGATATAGAGTTGGTGATAGAGTAAAGAATAACGGAAATGTTTATTTATGCGTTCAAGATCATAAATCGCCAACTACATTTGAAGTTGGAAATAAATGGACTGCTGGAAATTCTTTAGGATATTCAACATACGGATTCCCAAAAAACTTCTATGTAAAAAATTCCAGCGGAAATAAAGTGCCAATTACCGACACTTTGACTTCTGGGGTAATTGCTTCGACATTTAATTCATTAGGGATAAGTAACGTCTATGTTGGAAATGGAACTCTTGGAGAAACTAATTTAGCCACGCTCGCGGAAGGTTCGGGCTTAGGTTACAGCGGATTAGTATATGGAACTGGTTATCCTATTGGATATTATAACTTAAATGTAGATACATCAGCGAGAAATTTAGATTCACTTTCGGCTGGAAGCTCTTATGTATTAAGCGGTTCAGGAGTCGAACCTAAATATTACAAGACTATCGCCACAAAAGAAGAAGAGGCTAATCAATACGGTATTGTTGGATTGCAGTATATGCCAGACAAAGAAAGCTTCGTGGAAAGAGAAATAGCTGACAGCTCACCAAGTCAATACGTTGTCTCTCCTTACGATAAAATTATAAAACCAGATCCAGTATCGTCTATCACAAGCACGGGAATATTCGGAGGAACTGGACTAGATGTTACTTGGCAGCAGGTAACAAGTACGCCAATTAACGGTTACAAAATTTACGTAAGCAGACCAGACTATTCAAACAGTAATGACTCTGCTTTAACTGAGTTTTTTGCAGTACCATCTGGAACTAATAAAGTTACTATTCCAATAAATGGAAAATGGGGCCAATACGATATTGATGTTTATACCCAAGGAATTACTCCTTATAAATTCTTATCTGATGGAGCTGCGTCAATAGATATACAAGTTTTACCGCAGCCAACATTGCAAATTGGTGGAATAACAGTTAACTCTGTAATGGTTAGCGGAATCAAGTTAGATACAGCTGATATAGATAGTTTGAGATATAATATTGGCTACAAATCTTCCGCTTCTTGCTTTACTGGAGTTGGTGTAGGAAACTTTACATCAGCCGATCTGACATTCAGATGGAAATATATTGATCCAACAGGCGGAATAGTTTCTAATATTGACCAGATGAGACGCAATCCTTTCATCGAATTTCCTCCAAAAGTTACTTTGGAAATCATCAATGAAGGTGGAGCAGTTTTAGAGACTGTAAAACAATACCAAGGATTCTCTTACAGAATAGACGAAAACGCTAACAAGCAGCTAGTAAACAGGGAAC